ACAAGCTTGTAAAATCTTATAAAGTTACAGACAAACGAGAAGCTGAGTCAGAAATACATAACCTTTTAGAAGAGAAGTTCAGACGTAAGAGTGAGTGGTTTAAATGCTCCTACGAAGAAGTAGAAACTCTTTTAGAAAATCATTTTAAACTAAGGAACGGATATGAAAGATCTAGATAATTTAATACCTGATATCTATGCTGTACTTGAAGGGCTTAACTCTGACGTAGGCATAGACATACCAGAAGAACTGACAGAAGAGTTTCTTGTTAACATGAGAGAGGCTCTTGACGGTTGGTCAACCCCTCACCTACAGTCAAAGACTATCCGCATGTCTAACGTAGGCCGTCCTATACGTAGGGTGTGGTATGACATGCAAGATACCCCTGAGACTAAAGAGAAGCTACACCCCTCTACTTTCATTAAGTTTTTATATGGACATCTACTAGAGCAGATTGCAATACTACTGATTAAACTATCAGGACATACTGTAACGGCTATGCAAAAACAAGTAGAGGTTGATGGTATCAAAGGACACATGGACTGTAAGATAGATGGTGAGGTTGTTGATATTAAGACAGCATCTAACTTCTCTTTTAAAAAGTTCTCTCAGGGTACACTAGTTAACGATGACCCTTTTGGTTACATGGCTCAGTTAGCTGGCTACGAAGAAGCAGAGGGTACAGAGGATGGTGGTTTCTTTGCTATCAATAAAGAGACAGGAGAGATTTGTTTGTTTAGACCGGGACAGCTTTCCAAGCCTAACATCAGAACTAGGATAGCCAGTATCAAAGATAGCCTAGAGAAGGATACACCTCCTGATATCTGTTACTCTGAACTAGCAGAAGGAAAGAAAGGTAACCTTAGACTAGCTTCTGGATGTGTGTACTGTCCTCACAAAGGTAAGTGCTGGAAAGATTCAAACAACGGTGTAGGTCTAAGAGCTTTTAAATACTCTAATGGTGTTAAGTATTTTACAAGGGTTATATCAATGCCAAAAGTACAAGAGGTATACTTAAAATGAATAGACGTTTATCTAAAAGAATTAACAGGAAAGCTTTAGACATCTCTACTGAATGGTTGAAGACTGTTCTACCTGACTCAGAGATTGAGAAGATAACCAAAAAGGATATCACTACAAAGAATCCTTTGTCTGCTAAAAACGGAACAGCTTGGTCAATCCCTTATTCTTACAGAGGATCTAAGGCTTACATCAAGTTAATTTTAAAAAGAAAGTTAAAAGCTTTAGATGATATTACTATACGTGATATCGAAGATAGAGTTAGAAAGACAAGAAGCTCGTGATAGAACCATCAGATGTATTAGAGACAGAGCCAGAGTTAACCATTGTTAACCTAGCACGTTTCTTCTTATCACATCAAAGCACTATTGCTGATGTTCCTATAGAGGTTGTTTATCAGCTTATAGTCCTGTTAGAATTAGAGGCAGTAAAAAGAAAAGGGTTAGTACACTGACATGAAAAGAAAACCACGAGCTAAAAGACCTGTTGAAGAAGGTAAACCTGCTGGCTATGATTCCAAGTGGGAAAAGGTTCTACACGATACCTTGCTTCAGGAATGGGATCATCACGATGGTAAGATTCCTTATGTAATAGATCATAACTACCACCCAGACTTCACAAAAAAGATAGGCCGTAAAAAGATAATCATCGAAGCTAAAGGTAGGTTCTGGGACTTCGGAGAATTCAGTAAGTATATCTGGATAAGAAAGTCTTTACCTAGTGACACGGAGCTAGTGTTTCTTTTTGCTAATGCTGAAGCACCGATGCCTCAAGCTAAGAAACGTAAAGACGGTACTAAAAGAAGTCACGGTGAATGGGCCACGGCTAATGAGTTCAGATGGTTTACTGTTGAGACAGTGCCAGAAGAATGGAGAAGTGAAGAATGAGTTCAGACGAAACAACTAACGAACGGATAGGATACCTTATGTTAAATAACGCAACAGCCGAAGAGTGGGACGCTGTACAGAGAGCTGCTAGAGCTTCAGAAAGTAGTAGACAGAGTGATCTTTTTCCTAAAGACTTTGACATAGTTAACAAGCCTTCTCATTATAATAGTGGTAGTATAGAGTGCATTGATGGTATTAGAGCTATGCTTACAGATGAAGAGTTCATAGGTTACTTACGAGGCAACTCTCTTAAATACCGCTGGCGTTACCCGCATAAGAATGGGGTAGAGGATTTAAAAAAAGCTGAATGGTATGAGAACAAACTGCTAGAGGTTCTGGAAGATGTTAGAAAAAAACTATCTTGATAGAAAAACAGAGAGACGCGGTAAGTTTAATAAGAAGCGTAAAGGCAAGGTTACCAAAGACCACAAGAACTTTAAAAGCATTAAAATAGAAGAACTCAGAAGCTTAGAAAGCAGTGAGGACTTACAACTAGTTCAGGAGAACATAGATGGATCAGTATCAGCAGTACATACACAAGAGTAGATACGCTCGTTATTTAGACGGCGAACAAAGAAGAGAGACATGGGATGAAACAATAGACCGTTACCTACAGTTCTTTATAGATAGAGAACAGATTAATAACAACGAAGCACAGGTTTTAAAGAAGTCTATTACAGCTCAAGAAGTAATGCCCTCTATGCGTTGTCTTATGACAGCGGGTATAGCACTAGAGCGTGACAATGTAGCAGGGTTCAACTGCTCTTACCTTCCTATTGATAGTCCTCGTTCTTTTGATGAGCTTATGTACATCCTCCTGTGTGGTACAGGCGTAGGCTTCAGTGTAGAACGTGACTATGTTAACCAGCTTCCTGTAGTTGCTGATAGCTTCCACGATACAGAGTCAACCGTTGTTGTATCTGACAGTAAGATAGGCTGGGCTAGTGCTTTCAGAGAGCTTATAAGCCTTCTCTACGCAGGTAAAGTGCCTAAGTGTGACCTAACTAAGATACGTCCAGCAGGGGCTAGGCTCAAGACTTTTGGAGGCAGAGCAAGTGGCCCACAACCTTTAGCAGATCTGTTCAACTACGCAGTACTACTGTTCAAAGGTGCTACAGGACGTAAGCTTACTTCACTAGAGTGTCATGACTTAGTATGTAAGATCGCTGACATTGTTGTTGTAGGTGGTGTTCGTCGGTCTGCTCTTATTAGTTTAAGTAATGTAACTGATAACCGTATGTCTAATGCAAAGAACGGTAACTGGTACGACACTAACGGGCAACGAGCCTTAGCTAATAACAGTGCTGTTTACTCAGAGAAGCCTGACTTCGATACCTACTCAGGAGAAATGAAACGTCTCTACGAGTCTAAGTCTGGAGAGCGTGGTATCTTCAGTCGTGTTGCTGCTCAAAAGATTGCAGCGCGTAACGAGCGTAGAGATGCTACCTTTAAGTTTGGTACTAACCCTTGTAGTGAAATCATCCTTAGACCTTATCAGTTCTGTAACCTTTCAGAAGTTATTGTAAGAGCTGATGACACTGAAGAGACTCTTAAAAATAAAGTTAAGGTTGCTACGATACTAGGAACACTACAATCTACAATGACAGACTTCCGTTATTTACGTAACGTGTGGAAAAAGAACACCGAAGAAGAAGCATTGCTAGGTGTGTCTATGACAGGGATCATGGACTGTAAACTAACCAATGGTTCTACAGGAGCTGAGAAGCTTGGTAAGCTTTTAGAAACGTTAAAGGCTGTAGCAGTCAAGACTAATAAGAAGTGGGCAGAGACTCTAGGTGTTAATCAGTCTGTTGCTATCACATGCGTTAAGCCTAGTGGAACAGTTTCACAGCTTACTGATAGTGCTTCAGGTATCCATCCTCGTTTCAGTGATTACTACGTCAGGACTGTACGTGCTGATAAGAAAGACCCTCTTGCAACAGCAATGATTGAAGCAGGGTTTCCTCACGAAGAGGATGTAATGAACATGTCTAACTGGGTATTCAGCTTTCCACAGAAATCCCCTAACAAAGCAGTCACTGTTGAAAGCATGGGCGCTATGGAGCAGCTATACTTGTGGAAGATCTATCAAGATCACTGGTGTGAGCATAAGCCTTCTATGACTTGTTACTACAACGATGATAACTTCTTCGCTGTCTGTCAATGGATCTGGGAGAACTTCGATAGCGTCAGTGGCATTAGTTTTCTTCCTGAAGCAGAGCATGTATACAAGCAAGCACCTTATCAGAAGATTGACAAAGTAGAATATACTAAGTTACTGAAAGAGATGCCTAAGGACATGAGCTGGGACTTAGCAGAGTCTAGCGATAATACTGAAGGATCACAGACCTTAGCATGTGTTGCAGGAGTGTGTGAGTTATGAGAGCTAACATCATATCCTTTCAAGTGTACATAGATTCTAATGGTAACCTGATGACTGACTTTAGTAAGCTTCAAGAAAAAGGATTAGATCTCTTTGACGTAGAGGATAGGGTGTATGTTAAGAAAGCATTGCAGGAGGCTACTGTTAAACTAGAAGGGCTTCATAACTATTTGCAGAAGGAGCTACAGGCGCTATGATAACAGAAGATATCTTTATGTTACCAGAAACGCCTTTGGCATTAGCACTACGTGTGAACTCAGAGATTATTACAGCACTAGCACAAGTGGAACTCAGTGAGGAGAATATAGAAGTTATCACTCAGCTCTTAGAGAACCACTCTAGCTTTGTTATTGACGCAGCTGCTAAAATTGTAAAAGCAGAGAGACTAGATATAAGAGTAGTTAAGTAACTACCACTTTACTTTATCAGCCCAGTAAGCCGCGCTCATCTTACCTTTAGCAATGTTCTTACCATGCCTTGCTTTAAAAGATTTGCGCTTTGCTTTCATCTTAGCTGACTCACCTGCCTTAGGCTTACCTGCTGTACTAGCACCCTGCTCACCAAACCTAATTGTTTTAACCTTGTCACCATCTTTAGCAACAACAACATGAGACTTCTTTGCATGTTTAGGAGTTCTCTTAGGCTTGTTGAATCCGCTAACTCCTGCTCTTTCTAATCTAGGATCTTTAGGCATTATTTTTTCCTGTATGGTTTAGTTTTCTTTGCAATCTTCTTAGGCTGTGGGCTGTGCTGCTTACCTGCTTTTGTATCTTTCTTTTTCTTTGCGGTGGTTGCCGCATACTCTGCAGGTGTCAAAGCTTTGATAGCCTTCTTAGGCAAATAACGCTCACCAGTTTTAGCACTAGGCTTGCCTGACTTAGTAGTCCACTTCTGTTTTCCCCAATCCTTTAAAGACTCCTGAGACTTCTTGAGTGCCATTACTTGTACCCTCCTCCTTTAGCTTTATACTCTTTAGCAAGCATCTGAGCCTTTCGAGCAGACCACTGACCACCCTTACCACCTTTAGTACCAGCCTTGATCTTGTTAAAAAGATTCTTTCTCATGGTGGGCTTAGTGTAGTTACCTGCTTCGTTTACTTTAGATTTCTTTTTAGCTGCCATTTAGTAACTCCCTTTCCTTTCTATCTAACCAAGCTGAGACAAGCAACAATACTGTTATAACAATAAAGCGTTTCACCTTAAAGGTATCTCTTTAGTGTTTGCTAAAACTAATCCTGCATCTTTAGCCTCTTGTAAGGTCTTAATTAATCCTGCCGCATACGCAGCTTTAGCAGCTCTGTTATCCATACCCGGTGTGTTTTTTTCATTGTCTTTTCTTCTTAAATGACCAACAATTTCTTTTGTGTTACCTGCTTTCATAGCAGAAAAAATTCCTTTCCACTCCAATCCAGCTGTCTTTCCACCCACATTATATGCAAGATCTGATAATACAAGTCTATGAGGCTCTGATAAAGACTCATAAGACATACCTATGCTTTTTAACGTGGAATCCCAACCTGTTTTCCTAGCAAGGTTTACGTTGGCCTCAATATCCTTCTTTTGAATTTTACGTTTTTCAGAATCTGTTAAAGGTATATACTCACCTGTCTTTAAATTTTGAAAAGGTATTCCATATATAGTACCAGAATCTAGTTCACTCTCTTTAAGCTTATGACCGTATCCAATGTCAAGTGATCTATCTTCCTCGGATAGGTTACCTTCCGTGCTATCATTAGTCGGTTTAGGAATAGAGCCGTGATCGCCTTCAAGTGAACTCCGCAATACATCATAGAATCCTACAGCCAATTGACTAGGCCCTTGAATTGGCCCAAGAATTGAGCTAGCTTTGACTTTTTTAGCTTCAACCCTGCTCCTATCCTCTGTCTCAGCAGCAATACGCCTCTTTTCAGCTTCAAGGGCTGTTGCCTTGGACGCTGCCTCATTATCCGCTGCTATCTGCCCTGCCCTTTCATCAGCCTGTCTTGCTAAACTGTTCCCTTGTTCCTCTATTCGCTTGAGAACTATGCGCTGCCCTACCTGTATACTATCAGGATCTTTAATATCATTAAGAATCGCCAGCTCGTCCACAGTCGTTTTA